GGCGGCGGTAAGCCGGGTCCGCCAGATTCTGCGGATCTTCATCCGGCAGGCGACGCAGGGTCATCTGCGGATTCACCTCATGCTTGGGTTATATGAGTCAATATCGAAAGGATATGATTGAATTTTCAATATAAAATTGATTGTTGTAGCTTTCGAAAGAAGGTTCTGCAATACATTGTGCAATACAAAGTACGCTGTCTTAACCTTTTGCTCCTCGGTGAGGAACTAGAAGCAGTTTTGCTGTGAACTCTCACTTAACTTCTTAGCCCTAAACATCTGAATTGGAAAAAATAAAAATAATTAATAACAATAGGTTATAGAGAACTGCCTTATCTCAATAAGGTAACATCAATTTTTCCACTTAAAACTGGCAAGAACGAACTTGATATCTTTTTCAAATTCAATAGAGTAGAAAAATGGAAAAGAATAGGAAAATCCTGAAATGAAGGGTACAGAGATAAGTTCTCATTTAGTGCAGCCAACTCCACTAGACTCTACAGAAGTTACATTGTTACAAACTGCGCTCTCAACTGTGAGGCATGATGTAGTTGACTGCCCATATATTTCAGAAGCAATAAGAGTTCTTCCTGTAAAAGGTTATAGAAGTGCCATCACTGCTTACTGGAATGCTGTAGTTGATGATTTACGTCAAAAGATAATTCATCGTAGCCTAGATCTATTCAACAAAGAGTGTAAACAAAAAAAAGAAATTAAAACGTATGAAGATTTTCAGGATTATGTGAGCGACTTTGATTTAATAGATGGAGCATTTAAAATAGGAGTTATCGATCGAGAAGGTCAGAAACTATTACAACAAGCTAGAGAAACCAGGAATCTATTTGGTGGACATCCACAAAGTAGCGACCCTGATTTAATCAAAGTAGTGAACCTGATTAATGATTGTAATAAATACGTTCTTTCTAAAGAGTTTCCACCAGCCATCATAGATATATCTACATATCTTTCAGAAATGGATTCGGCAACATTTAATAAAAATAGCCTAGCAGTTAAGCAAGCCTTTTCAGATCTACCTGCAATTTATATCAGTGAATTATCCTCTCGTTTTTTTGGCACATACTGCTCATCCAATATATCAAGTGAACTCAGAAACAACATTGAATTTTGCGCACCTATTTTATGGACATTACTTTCAAAAGACGACCGACGTAAAGTCGGCCAACAATTTGACAAGTATTTAGTTTCAGGAAACAACAATAAGATAGAGAAGGCACAACAATTCATACTATTGGTAGATGGACTGATGTATATTAGCCCTGCATCCCGAAAAGTTATTATTGAGCCTCTCATTAATAAACTCACCGAGTCTTTAGATAATTGGTCAGAAGAGGAAAAAATCGTAACCCAATTATTACCATTCTCGAGTTTCGTCCCTGAAGATAATATTGTTGAATTTGTTTCAGCCATTACAAAAACTTATGTTGGCCATCGTGGTTTCAGCTATCAGTATGGAAGGAAGAATTTTTATTCAAATGGGGCTGCACCTTTAATATTGGAAATGTTTGAACACTTTGATATTAACATGGTTTCTGCATTTGTTGATGTTATTAAAAATGATAGTACACTTCGTCACAGAATCCAAGAGGATGGGCAATTCTCTCGATTACAGAAACTTGGTGAATTACTGTTAAACAAGAGCACATGCACTCCTACAGATAAAATATTCCTAACACTTTTAACTGATGCAAGTAGAAATAAAGATTTATTTTTAAAAAGCCTGCCTAAAATTTCTTCAAGATAAACAATAGGCGTGATCGATTCTTATCACGCCTAATTTTCATCCCTCAATAATTCATTGAAGGAGCAACAAAATTTAAAGTCAACCATAACAGAATATATCAGTAACTTGTTACATTATCTGTTATAGCAGAACCTCACATCATTCGCCAAAACTGCAAGCAACTAGATGTCTTGCTACTTTAAATCCTGAACAGTACGCATAGTGACACAATAACCTCTATAAGCATTTGGGGTGGCCTCGATGCTTACTTTTAGATAAAAATGAGAAAGGAAATGACGGAGACCCAAAAGCCTGTTTTCAGCACCTGTCATTTCCTTTCTTTTTAGAGGGTATTTCTAGTAAAAACACTAAGTTACGAGGAAGAAGAACGGAAACGGCAAATCGCAGAAAATTGTCATAAATAGCAAGAATCTGCGCGCCTGACGCCCCGTAGCCTGTCAGATCGCCGGAAAGGACCCGCCAGCCAGAGCGGGCCCTAATTTCATCAACCAATCAGCTTATAGCGACCATCCCGTGCATTGCGGCGTACACGCTCAATCTTGAGGCATAGCGCCGCATCTGGCTTTTTTGGGACAGGTACGCGGCAATATTCAGAAGCGCGAGGAATATTATTTATCCAGTCGATCACTTCACTTAAATACCAGGCCTTACGCCCTTCCGTAACCTGCACACGCTCCGGGAACTCTCCACTAGCCTCAAGGTTTAGCAGTGTACGCCGACTCAGGGTTGTAATTTCCATCACCTGATTCATATCAACAAGGCGCTCGCTTAAACACATTTTGTCAGCGATAGCTTTTAATTCCTCTACAGCTGGATTCGGGTACATCATTTCGGCAATTGGCTTAAGGTCATTGTAATCATTCTGCATTGTATCCCCCTTTACACACGAGCCAGCGGCTGAACAGAAATACCTGAGCCAACAAACGCTGCAATCTTTACTGACAGTTCTTTTACAGACTCAGGCCAGTTCAGAGCATCAACATTTAAGACACCTGTCTTATAGACCTGAGCCTGTGTTTTTTTCGCGGTGTCGATTTGTACAGCGGAAACATAAACCGCTTTACCTACGCTCGAACCATCCCATACCACCAGTGCACCTGTTGCATCTTCCTGCATCAGTGGCGTAAATGCAGGAATTACCCCTTTATTAGCTGAAAATATCCCCAGCGTAGTCACCAGTGCTTCAGTGCCAGCCATGAGTTCAGTGTAATGAGTAGCCATTGCTCCCCCTTAGCCAATGCGAACGGTAACAAAACGATTGATGCGGGCCGGTATTGGCTGTGGTGCTGAATGTGTCTGCACATATTCAATAGCCGGATCACCAGGCACAATATAGTTTTTCGGTGCAAGTTCGGCTTTAGTCAGCCCCATTCGGATTAGCTCCGGATCCTGAATACCGCCATAGGCGACAATCCCCTGAAGAGCCGTATTGCCAAGCACCATCAAATCAGGATCAAGGAAATGTTTTTCAGTTCCGTCCTCGTCGGTATAACGCCCGCTGTATACAACAATCGCAACATCGCCCATATACCCTTTAAAACTCACCGAATCACCAAGGTCTTTAAGGGCCGTTTCCAGTTCGGAATTAGAACCACGACGGGTATCCAGAGCCTCTTTTATCGCTCTGAATGAACGGTATTTCTTCCATACATTACCGCCCATAATGATGATATTAGTGACGCCCTCACTAAATTCTGCGTAGCTCTCAATATCATCATTTGGATCAAAAGTTTCTTTATCCTTACCTGACCACTCAGCACCGCCAGACTGAGTGATGATATTTTGTGGTTTAATATTCCAGTCCAGCTCATAACGTTCAATACCATCGCCCTCAATGATATTTTTCCCCGTTGTGATTGCCTGAACGGCAAGCCATTCAATACGTGCACGAATAGATTTAGCCTGATTTACAATCGCCTGTTTAACTTTAATATTACGCGCTCCAAAAGCATTGTATTGCTCAGGTGATACACCAGCAGGGCGCACAGCTAACTTATTTGGATCAATGCTGCTTTTCGGCTTCATATAGCCTGGACGAATTGTTTTTGATTCGTACCCTTCGTCACGTGAAACTTTACTACCCACCATAGGAGAACAAAACGCTGCAATTGGGATATTTGGATCGTCGATTGTATCAAGAATAATATCGCGCGATTCAAACATTACCGAGCGAGTAAAAAACAAACTGGTAAACAACGCATTTAGTTGTTTTTGTACATCTACAGCATTAACCACCTGTACAAGCTGGGTAGGCGAATATAAATCAACCATACGCATCCTCTTTGCATTCATTAAAAATAATTGTGGATATATGCTATCACCGATATTTGTCATGCGAATACATGCAACCGAGTGCAATGTTGTATAAAGTTTTGGGATAACAACTTCAGCGCGGATAATTAGTGTTAATATCTTAACTCCCTTTGGTCGGGATTTATGTAGCATGCCGGAAAATTTATTTTTTTCCGGCCTTTTTTATTGGCAATATTTAAAACGGAATATCATCTCCCCATTGCTCATTATCTCCCACTGGTGGATGGCTTCCTTGCTGATCTGCCTGTTGTTTTGCTCTGTTCAGTGCGTCAGTAGCCTGACCCTGTTGACCTTTTTTGCCGCCCGGTCGCACCGTTCGCGCACTGATTACGCTGTCTGCGATAACCTGCCAGCCCTGCCGCGTTTCACCGTTCTGTCCAGTCCACTGGCTCACCTGCATATTACCCGCCACGCTCAGGAGTTCGCCTTTGTGATGCTTTGCCAGCGCGTCGGCTTGTCTGCCAAACGCCAGGACAGATAACCACATCGTCGCCTGACCGTCATCCGACTGACTGCAGGGCAGTGATACCGCCATACGCGCCAGCGTCATGGGGGTGCCCTTGCTGGTCTGTTTTGTCTGCGGGTCGTCCACCAACCGCCCGTAAACTGATATTTGCGCCGTCATGCTGCCTGCTCTCCGGACTTAATATTGATTGTTGTCACTTCCTCCGCTTCAGCAATCTCCCGTTCGGTCAGAGTGGCAAAGTTTGCAGCCGCCGTTGTCATGAATGCGCTAATCAGTTCGGGATGTGCTTTCGCGTATCCTTCCCCGGCGTTGCGGTCGATGATTTTTATCGACACCCTTAACCAGTGTTCCGTCAAATCAAGGGCGTGCGATTGTGATTTTTTTGTGTGCTTCGCTGTCATAGGCTTTATCTCACAGCAGTAAATTAAAATTTTTGCGTTTTAACCCTTCACCTGTTCACCTTTTGATATTTTCTCTTTTAATTCATAATGTTAATGGGTGAACAGTTTCACAAAAACTATTCACCAACTGTTCACCACTGTTCACCCTTGAAGCTCAATAAACAATCAAAAAGGTGAACAGTGAATAGTTTGGTGAACAGTTCATAAATAACTGTTCACCCTATAATATACTGATATAAAAGATATTTATGACAGGGTGAACAGTGGTGAACAGTTATTCCATAAGTTTAATTTTTGCTATCGTCATTAGTGACCGATACACATGATGGCATCCAGTCTTCTGATTCCTCCGTCAGTGTCACGTTTGAACGCAAACCGTGCTTCGTTTTCCGTTTCATATACTCCCTGCCATATTCCGCCATTGCCCCCGGCATATCTTTACCGAAGCGCGTCAGTGTTACAGGTTTACCAAACCCATGTGCCCTCATATAAGCCAGATAGGCATGATAGAGATACCTGCGTGGGCTGAATGGCACAATTTCAGCATTACCCACTAACAGGCCATCACACATTACCGATGCCATGAGATAACCGCAGAAGTCCACCAGCGAATCCCCCTCTCGCTTTATCGCCAGTGCTTCTTCAGATTTCTGCTGCTCATATAACAGGCGTCTGGCTTCGTCCTGATCAGCAAACCTTGTAAGCAGATGACGAATCACTACCGCCAGCTCACCTTCTATTTTTTCCGCCAGCATCGAATCGCGTTCGTTCTCCGGTACAACTTCCGAAAAATTGAATATCACCCGACGACGTGAGATCCCCCCGCTGCGGTCACTGAATGACATGGCGTTATTGTTAACCGCCAGCACTACTGCCGGAATACGCGTTGAATAGGGGGCTTTGTGTTTCGGGTCAATTGCCACCTTGTCACCGCCTGTAATGGCCTTAATCCCTGCCCCATCACCAGCGTAGCGGGTCATATCCGGCATGATAATCAGCGAAAAGCCAACCACTAACGCACGTTCCCTTGCATCTTCCAGCGCCTTCATGCTTGCTGATACTGTATTAGCCTTACCCGCCAGCATGGTGCAAATCTCCGCCATCACACTTTTACCACTTCCCCCCGGCCCTGTTACCTCAATGAATAACTGCCAGTCGTACCGGTTCGCCAGCACCATGAATAATGCCGCCAGTACGCGATCTGCCTTGCGGTCATTCTCAGCCACCGAACGGCGCAACCACTTCCAGAAATTCGGCGCATGTGTTGCCAGCGTTTCCCCCTCTGCTGGTGGGCTGAAAGGTAATTCACTGGCAATTAACAACCAGTCGTTTTTGTTATGCTCCCGAAAATTACCAGTTCTGGTATCAAATACCCCGTTACTGAATCCAATCAGGTTACGGGCTGTATTCCCCATTACGGGCAAACTTAACTTCATGGTATCGACCGCCGATTTGATGGCGTTCTGCGAATAGCTGATTTCCGCATCAATAAAAATCTGCGCCATAGCCCGCTGTAACTCTTTATCCTGTACCGGCTCCCATACAACACCGTTGTAGTGGTGAACGGTGTCAGAATCCGCATTGATTGCCAGTTCACCGCCATAATGTGCCAGGAGAACTTCGCCGCGCTGGCTTGCTCCCATCTGGTTAAGTGCCAGTGGTGTCGCGCTGTCTTCTGTTTTTTTCTTTGCCGGAAACCGGATAATCAGTCCGTCATCAATGTTTTTACGCTCACGGGCAAGGTATTCACGCCAGTTCTCACACTTCTGGCTGTGCATGCCATCAGGGTAATAATTCGCATTCTGTATACTTGCCGCCGCCAGCTTCTGACCAATTGCCTTAACCATTACAGGATCTAACTGTCCGGCTCTGAATATGCGCGCGGATGTGCGCCCATCAGGCACTATTTGCAGATTTCCGATCTCTTTCAGTTGTTCATCAGCCAGCACAACAGGTGGCTCATTATCTCCAGCCATACGCGCATCGTGTTCCTGCCATTGTTTCGCGTGTGCCCAGGCATCACTACCCGCGAAAATAATTACCTCTGTGTCTTTGTGTTTTATTCCGCGTGGCTGTTTTTTTACGTTCGGTGCCAGTTTCATTTTTTCCCCCCTGCAACCAGCATTTCACGGATTTTGCGGATATAGCTTGCTGCACGTTTTTGATTTACGGCTTTATAATGGTCCACCAGCGTAAAATCACGGCGGTAGGTGATATTGCCTGGCGTAACGTGACGAATAACCACTCGTCCCCCACGTCTGGTGTCGCGGTAAATATCTCCGAGTCTGATTTCAGGCCGAGAGAGACCGCTGGCAGTAAAGCCAGAATTTTTCTTTTTCATGGTTTTATTTTCCTGTCAGCAGTTCCGGTTTTATTTCCGCACGAATACAGAGTTCAGAAAAAAATTCAGGAGAACCAACAATCTCATTACTTTTCAGTCGGCATTGTGATTTCACTTTCCCTTTATCCAGGTAAACCAGTACGCGTCCGGTGAAATCATCTGGCACATTAAGCACTACGGGTACATGCGCTTCATGATTATGCATGGCTTACATCCTCCGTGAATTTTCTTCTGTAACGCGCCTCTGCCACATATTCCGCATAGTCCGACGCAATACTAAGAATCATTTCACCCTCTGACTTGTAGCCACTGGTATTGATAAGAAAATATGCAGCTTTCATCATGTCAGCAACGCTCAACAATGCGCCCGCTGCATCTTCCGGTGCGCCATCAAATTCCCGTTTCAGGGAATTAAAACGATCATCACGCATGTTTACCCCCCTGAATGACCTGATAACCGCAACTGGTCAGCAATTCGATAAATTCCGGCAGTGTGCCGAAACAGCAATCATCACGCAGACGTTCGCGGGATACTTCAACGCCGTTTTCGTAGTGACTCACCATGCGTCCGGTAAAATGCAGATCATCATCGTGATGGCACGTTAACGGCTTAATCAGTCGCGCACGTTCTGCCAGTTCCAGCAATGCTTCAACGCTTCCGGCAATTGCACCATCCGGCAGGTGATAATTACTTACCACGCGTCCATTCTCCACGTTGACCAGTAGCTGCCCGGAAAATATCTCGTCAAACTGAATGCTGTTAAGGTCAGAAATTGACAGGTTATGCATGGTGCACCTCCTGCACATCAGCCATGATAATTTTTCCGGCCTTATCCAGTGCCTGATCGGCTTTTAGCTGCACAAATGCTAAATAATGGGAGATGCATTCTGATTCTCTGGCTGCGTGTTTATGCGCCACACCAGCGATAGCAGAAATCTCAATAAGTGAATCCATCAGCGTTTTGATAGCGTCTACCGCTGCATCAGGCCATGTTGCATTACACATGTTCCACCTCCTGGCGAATGCGGGCAGCGAATACCATCACGCAGCCATCAGGAGATTGCTGGCGTGCTTCCTGTTCGCTGGTGGCCTCGATGTGAATTACACGCGGTTGTGCTGTGCTCAGGGCGATAAAACGCCAGATATATTTATTCAGGTTGTGCGAGTCCCGCCCTTGCGGGTGTGTGGTATGATTTCTCATAGCTACCTCGATACTTCTGCTATCGTTAGTGGTTAGACGCCCTGCATGTGTTGCGAGCACTGCGGGGCGTTGCTCTTTCAGGTGTATTTCACCTTTGCTTTTTAATTTACTCACTGGTGAAATACACTTCAAGCCTTTTTTTATCATTTTTTTTGCGTATACTGACATACACCAATTTTTAGGAGATCCAGAAATGGCAACTGGTGCAAAGAACGCAAAATCACAAATGACAACTGTCAGAATCCCACATGAAGTAATGGATGATATTGAGCAACTTAAAGAACCTGGCGAAAGTACCGCTGGTTTTTTAGTTACTGCCGCAAAAGGCGAGATCAAACGCCGCCAGCGGCGCAAGGCCAAAGAACAGGAGTAGTTGATCAGCGCCGGGCGCCCAGAAAAAATCGTATCAGTCGCGCCACCAGCAAAATTTTTTGCTTTCCGGACGGCGTGGCCAACGGCATTTTGCAGCAAAATATTCTGCATTTCTGGCGTACTGTGGCGACGGTGATCAGCGCCTTCACATTGAACGAACTTGTCGCTAAAATTCACCCATATAGCAAACATCGCGGTGCTGTAGGTAATTCGTTCACAAAGGCGCTCCGGCAACGGGGCGCTTTCTCTTTTTGTAACGGTCAGAGCGTTACACATGGCTGTTTTCCTCCATGCGACGGGCTAACCAACGCTGCGAAAGGCGAATTAATTCCGCTTTCCGCTGGTGGTAGTCCTGGCCTAACTCAATCAGCGTGATATTGCTCTGCTCAAGGTAAGAAAGGTGCTCAAGCTGCAACGTGCTCATGTGGTCGCGTGGTTCGCCTGTAATGCCGTTCGCCTGTGCCCACTGTTTTGCAGTCATGCCACCCAGCACGATACGCGCCAGCATATTGGCTTCCGTGGTGTAGTGGTGCTGGAACGTGTTTTTACCCAGTTCAGCCCGGTACGCCTCCAGCGCGGCACACATCGGCTTAAAGTAGCTGGCAACGGTGATACGGGCTTTCAGTTCCCGGCGTAACGCTGCGGAACGCACTGGCGCTACCTTGTGTAGCTCCTCCTCGCATTTGATGAAGTACTGACGAACGGCACGGCCCTGTTCGGTGCGTTCGACCATCGCCAGTTCTTTTGCCATGTTCACGGTGATGATGTACTCAAGAGCTGTTTGCTGGCGAGATTTTGCGCTCACCGGATCGGGTCGGCTCAAATATTCAACAACCTCATAATCCACGCCTTCCGTGAAGCCGTATTCTTCAATGCGCCCCTTGATCCACGAACGGAAAACGCGCCCTACACCTAACGCCTTATGCAACGCTCTGGCACTAACAATATTGGTTTCACGCCCGCCAATAACGCCGGAAATAACCGGGATAATTTCACCAAAATTTTGCAGATTCTGGTTTTCAGGCCGAACGAAGCCCTGCCCCTGTACGGGCGTTTTTGGAAATTTCATAAAAAACTCCTGCTATCGAATCTGGTTAATTGCTGTTTGCTGGTGGATAGCTGGGGCGCTTGGTCCCGTAGCTGTTTTATCAGGCTGATGTGTTTCGGCGTTCTTCCAGCCAGCGATTAATCTCTACCGCATCGAATGCAGTGCTTTTCTCACCCAGTTTGATGGGCTTAGGCATCTTCCCGCTACGTACCCAACGATCGAGCGTTGATAAGCTGGTACCCAGCAATTCAGCCAGGCGATAGCGGCGGATATAGCCAGTTGCAGGGATTGCGGTTTGAAGTATTGGTTGGTTTTTCATATGCCCCATTACCTTTGTTGTTGGTTTGTGATTCGTAATAGGGGCATTAAATAACAAATGAAATGATGTGTGTGTGAGTTTTAGAAAAAACACTGTGACTTTTCTTATTTCACTATCTAAAACGCTCTCGCCAGCTTTTCCAAGTGTTCTTATCTGGTTGTGGGATTACAATGCCTTTTTGAGCACCTATTTGTGCAATTTTTTTATTTAACTTGTTAGGCGGCAAAGATATTATCTCATTGTCTGTTAATCCGGCAATTCTTAATAATCCATATATCATTTTAAATTGATGTATTGTTAATCTTGGTAACTTGTGATTTTCTTTTTTTATAGTGTTGTTTATGGAGTAAATTGGAAATCCATTTGTTATTGATTTATAAAGGTTGTCAATGTGCTCTCTGGTTATTAATAATGAATCAGGTGTAATCTTAATGTTGCCGCTTGTTTTTGCATGGCATGAAAAAATAAATGTGGGATTCGCAGTGCGACGTGAAAGCGGTATGGATGTATTCATAGAGATAGTTTTGTTTCTTACTATAGTCTCTTGAATATCAAAAACTCCAGAAACCTTTGCCTCAAAAATAACACCATTTTCTTTTATTTCATCACTATATTCATGAATAATTATGCCAAGAGAGGAAATTTCTTTTTTGATGAGAAAAGAAATAAAATCAATATAGTCTTCATCCTTTGGCCATGTAAAATCACGATAACCAAAATACCCCTCACAGTAAGCATTTTTTATTTTGGTGGCAAAATTAATTCTGTTAATATCCTGCCAATGCCATAAATCATCTATTTCACATTCTAAAATTTGAGCTGCTCTATCTAAAGAGCAGAATTCTAATGGAGGTAATTGTTTTTTTTGCCATATTGTTTCATTAATATTTGTCATGATTGCACTACCGTTATGAAAAAATATATTCGTTAATGAATTAGCCTTAATGTCTATTATTTATTAGATTGCGTGATGTCAGAACATATCATGTTTTCTAAATTCACCAGCAAATCAGTCCACTGTGCCAGCGCCGCTTTGCGCTCATCAAAATATTGATGGCGGTTATAAATGCCCTCTACGCCTTTTATGCGGTGGTTAAGGCATCGTTCAGCAACGATCGGGTCAACTCCCAATGCTGCTAAATGTGTCCGTGCTGTTCGCCGGAAGTCGTGAATTGTAAAGTTGGGGACGTTCGGCATTTCTGCTCTGACTTTTGCCAATGCAACAGGAAGGGTGCTTTCCTGGATGTGAGGGATCATTCTGTGCTGCATTTTTCTGGCAGGTAATACCCATGCGCTATTGCATGAAAATGTGTGCAATTCTCGCAACCATTCTATGGTCGCTGGTGGTAATGGTATGTCGATAGCATCGCCATTTTTAGTTCGTTGTTCTGGTAGATGCCAAATCGCGCCATCTAAGTCGAATTCATCCCACCTGGCGGCGCATAATTCCATTTTTCTGACACACAATGCTAAGAGCAACTTAAAGGTTAATTCGTTCTGGCGGCTGAATCCTTTGGCTTTACGCATGGCCTGAAAAAATTGGATTAATTCGTCACGGTTCAGCCAGCGATCACGAGATAATTCTTTCCCACCAGCATCTGATACTTCAAAAGCTGAGCAGGGGTTAACCTCCAAAGCAAGGCGTTTAATACCGTAGTCAAATATTCGACGTGTCCACCGAAGAACGTCAGTAGCAATTGTTGGAGCGCCTCTATCAACAATGCTTTTAAGCATGGCATCAATATGGCGTGGTTTTACATCTTCAACCTTCATGTGGCCTATGGCAGGATTTATGTCTTTATCAATGCGCCTGCGGAGAATATCTGGGTGTTTCCATCGGGGAAGTATTTGCCGTGCAAAGTATTCGGCGGCAAGTTCAGAAACATGCAGCGCGTTTTTTTCAGCTTCTATTTTTGCCAGTGCTTCGGCTTTACGCTGCTGTTTTTCTGCGGCTACGTCATATCCCAAAGCAACTCGTGCGGAAAGTTCTTTTGCCAGTTCCCTGGCTTTTGATAACGATAATTCAGAATATGAACCAATAAGCATGGCACGAGATTTTCCCGCCAGTTTATATCGAAACCGCCATGTCGGGGATCTATCCACCTCTCTATACCGGAGATATAGCCCACCACCATCAGCACGACCTTCGAAATGTTCTCCGGCTTTTATCCATGCGCGGATCTGCATATCTGTGAGTTTTGGCATTTTCGTGTATCCAGACGTTGAAAACTAGGTGTACCCAAACGTTCGGGCTCAAAGCGTGGTGTGTACACCTTTGGGTACACTGTTATCATGCGCTTTAGTCGCTCCTTGTGAGTGTTCATGATAACAAAAAAGCCCGAAAAAATCGGGCCGTTAGGTGTTTTTGATTTTTGATGAAGGTCAATAAATCGTTACTCAATATTCTGAATCTTATTGTTGAGTATGTGTGTTAATTGCTTTTGTTTTATGGGTTTTTATTAATATTTTTCTTTTTTGGGTACACTCTTGTGTACACATGTTTGGTTGGTTTATCTTCTTTCTGTTTGTTTTTTGCACACTAAGGCTGTGCAGTGGTAAATTTACAATGATTGATATACTTGGCTAAAATTTGATGTGTTGTAAAATAAGTCGAAGCCTAACAAGTGTGAATGACCTTTTAACCATGACGCAAGTGTTCAATGTTTACTGTGATGAGTCCTGCCATTTAGAAAATGATGGTCAAAAAGCAATGGTGCTCGGGGCTGTTTGGTGTCCTCTCAATAAGAGGTTTGGTATTGCTAATCGAATACGAGAGATAAAGCTCAAACATGGCTTGGACCCACGTTTTGAAGTCAAATGGACTAAGGTTGGGGCTTCTAAAATTGAGTTTTATAAAGATTTGGTGGATTACTTCTTTGATGATGATGATCTTCATTTCCGGGGATTGGTTATTCCTGACAAAACTCAGCTAAAGCATGATGATTTCGATCAAAGTCATGATGACTGGTACTATAAAATGTATTTTGTCATGTTGAAAACTATTTTTGAGCCAGGAAGTCAATATAGAGTCTTTATTGATATAAAAGATACTCTTGGTCATGAGAAAATACTCAAGTTACATGATGTATTATGTAACAATGCATATGATTTCTCTAGGAAAACAATTTCTAATATTAAGAGAATTAATTCTCATGAAGCTGAGCAATTGCAACTTGCTGATTTATTAATAGGTGCCCTTAGTTATATGCATAGAGGTTTGAATGAAAGTAAGCCAAAACTTTTATTAATTAACAGGATAAGAGAAAGGAGCGGCTATAATCTAACCCAAAATACTTTGCTTCGAGAGTTAAAGTTTAATCTAATGATCTGGCAATCTAATGGGGGATGTCGATGAGTCCGGTTTGGCTACCCGAGCAAATTTTATTAGAACACTATCAAGGTGAGTGGGAGGCCTACTTTGATAGTGTTTATCAAGCATTCCACCGCGATTTCGTTTTATCTAAACCAGTTTTTCGTGGCGTTCGATTAGGATTGAAACGTCATCCAGAATATGAAGGTAAATCAGCCACATTCTGGCATATGATTAGCACTGGAAATGTAGAAAGTGAGAGAGTGCCGGATATTCGGCGCTGCGAAAGAATTAGTTGGCCTAAGCCTGTTATAGATAATAGTACCGATACCTGTTTGAAAGTCTGGGCTGAGCCCAAAGGTAAAAATAGACGTATCCACATTTGGTTTGAGGATGAGGGATATCTGGTGGTTTTAGATGATAGAGGCGATTTTATGCTTCCATGGACAGCGTTTTATATTGAACATAACCATCAACGAAAGAAATACAATAAGAGATGGGAAAGACACAATCATAACGGTATTTGATAGTAGGCTGGCCGCGCCCTTCCTAGAAGGACGGGGCCGTAACTCCTTCTACACTTACGCTAGAAGCTGGTAGATGAGATAGCCTAACTTTAAGTAAACCTGCCTTGCGAGTCAATTAACATTAGAAAGCGATTATGTAAATGTGGATGCTGACTTGGAGAAAAATCCTTATAAATCAATAGATAGTAGGTTTATTTTCAACTCATAGTTTTTGACTATTAATAGTATGTTATCTATCTAAAAAAAGTTTTCTGTATTCATCGCAAAATCAATACTGCTTTAGCATTGTAGTTAGCCATCAGTTGCAAAAAGCCTTACCCGTAGGCTTAACGTTTGGCTTGGCTGTAGTCTTACCGTAACGCTCTGCTCACCGTCGTGGCCTGTCCGGTTTCCGCCACTGATACGGCCTCACATCATCATGCTGGCGGCGTTCCTGTTGCAGCACAACGGAAACAGGCGCTGAACACCTGTTAATTTTGCTTGCTGGTTGTTTGATTTCGGCAATGCTGCGGAGCATCTCCAGCATATCGGCTTCGGTGATGGTCATGATTTACACCTTAGGAAATCTTAGGGGCTGGTTGACACTTTCCGGCTTAAGACCTTAATAAATCTTAATATCGCAGGTTGACACACTTGACACTTTTTCGGGAAAAACCTTAACAAACCTTAGCATTTCTAAGCATAGCAACTTGACACTTTTCGCGATTTTTTCGGTTTTTTGACATGGTGAATATGGTACAAGGCCAGTAATGGCGCGGCTTCTAGCGAGGTTGACACTTTTTCGCGTTCAGAGTGTAAAGTGTCAACCTGGCAAGCTGCTCAACTTGACACTTTTTGATGTCATTGATGGTCTGATTTTTCCCATTCAGCCAGGGCGTTTAGCCCGGCTTCACTCCATGATTCCAGTTCATCGGGATAATCACCTGCAACATAGCAGAGTTCGCAACGCAGCATACGAATTGCCAGCCTGGCATTACCTCGCAAATTGTATTTTTCAAAGTAATGCTGCCCTTCATCATCCTCAAGGCAGATAGCACCATCATCAAGAAAGTGCACTTCCCAGCCTAATTCCCCGGCTGCATACAGCACACGCTGCTGTATGTCATCGTCCGTTACTGGCGAAGGAATTTTACCGTCTCTGGCCTTAACTGCTTTCCAGAACTCGCCCCACGTCATTTCCAGCGTTCTTTCTGGCCACATTTCAGAAACGGTGTCTTTCCCTTGTGCCGGTGGGCTGTTCCGCTGCTCTGTCGCCTCCACATCAATTTTTTTGCCAGACATGATCACTTCGCCTTTCTCGATCCAGTCGTAAACTGTCTGGCGGCTTACGCCTTTGTATTTGGCGTATTCGGCTTTACTCATCAACATGTAGCTCACCTCATGCGTATACGATAAAAAATAATTTCATGCGGAAAGGGAATGCGTTGTGGGTATGGAGGAAAGGGGCAATAACCGCCCCTTACTGATTCAGTTGCGCCAGAATGGCTGGCTAAGCGTGGTTTTCATTACATCATTGACGACCTGTTTTACGATTTCTGTGTTGGCAGTCGTGCTTTCAACATCAACAAAGCCATAATCGCCAATTTCCACCGTCAGGGATTCCAGTTTCTTCCCTAGAGCATCAGGCAACTCTCCACTGAACCGGTGCTGAAGATTTTCCACCAGCAACGCCCTGAATGCCTCGCTGTTCTCTTTTTTCTGCCATAGCTGGCGTTTATCCACTCTGATATTTAATTTCACAGTCTCACCTCTTTAAGTGCCTTATCCATCAGTTGCCGGGCGATAACATGAATCGACGGTGCCACACCAAGCACAGATTTCTGACGCTCTTCGTCCTGGATGCGTTGCAGGGCTTCGATCTGCCTCCGGGAAAGTAAAACTGGCTTTACTCCGTGACCTTTCAGGATTTTTCTCCCGAATAATAACAACCACAACAATTGCACAAAATGAAATGATAGCAATAAATGTTGCAATTAATGAAACACAATAAGGCCGGGAAAAATCCCGGCCTCCGTCACTGACTGCAATTTTTCGATCCAGGGTATTTCCTGAATGCCTTACCATTGGGCTGATGTAATCCCATTCCGGCATGTGCCCGGCTGATGGTTTCGCGCATCTCCCCGAAATTATCCTGCCTTGCTGGTGGGCGTGCTGCCTTGTGGATACATTCCGCGCGACGTTTTGCCGCCTGTTCCCGTGCCTTGTCATCATTCGCCAGCATAATGACCTCAGCCCACCGCGCCGCCGCTCTCCGGTACAGACCACGCGCTTCCAGTGCTTCCGCTTTGCTGTCGTGAATCATGCGCTTGTTTTCTCCTTTGCTGCCCGGCGCTGACGTTTGCGCTTCTCATTCAGCGCCACCAGCCGCGTTTCTGCGTCCTGTTGTTCCTGTGGTGTCACCTCGCCGCACGGCTGGCCTTTCAGGTCGTAACGCGCCCCACCAGCAACCAGGGCGCGGTAATAGCGCGGAGACTGCGCATAAGATGCCAGCGTCGCACGTAATGCCCCTGGCCCAAATGCCAGCCCCCTGACGGCGAGATCCTGCATCAGGTCGTCGAATATCCCCACCTTAAGCGGCTTCGGTGCTTCCCGGCTGAATAAGTCAGGCCACAACTCAGTGAGGCGGTTAACGCGCCTGCGGTTTTTGCGCTGGCGTTTGGTCATATGCCGCCACGGTGTCGCCCCTGTGGGCTTCTGCTGCGCGTTCTGATTACCGGGCATCACTTTATATGCCGATGTGGTTTTATCCTGCTGTTGCGTCTCCTGTACCATTTTTGTGGCATACCGTAATTTCTGTTGATGGTCAGCTTTTCCATGTGTACTTTTCATCGATATTATCCGTATTATCGTCGTTCCTTTTGATGGCTTATTTCTATAGAAATTTCTTTATTGCTTATTGCCCAGATAATTAACTGACTATTAGTGCTTTAATACTCAGGTACGCAGAAAGAATAACACCAATAAAAGAAGGGTACAGCAGAATCCCAAACAAAAACTTCATGTACTTATGTTTTCCTGTCACTTCGTTAATAACAGATATTATACTCAACATACATAATGCAATACTTATAGTTGCAATAAATGCAATAGTAAGCAAGATGAAATATCTTACACCTGTTTGAGAAGATAAATTTGCAATTATACCTATCATAACGAGACTCTGTATAATCCCGAAAGACAAAGCACCAGAAGACTTTTCCACTATTTCACTAAATTTCTTCACAAAGTAAATCATATATATCACCTTTATATAACGCTATGCTAAGGTTTATTTATACGATATCCCCAAATGGTATTCCATCACCGTACGGATCACTCTGCTGGCCTTTTTTGCCGCCCGGCCGCACCGTTCGCGCACTGATTACGCTGTCTGCGATAACCAGACCAGCCACGTTTCGCCGTTCCGTCATCTGCCAGGCTGCGCGGAAGGGGAACTGCCATACTCGCCATTGCCATTGGTGTTCCCTTGCTGGTGGTTTTTGAGTGCAGATCAGCCACCTGCCGCCCGTAAGCGGATATTTGTACCGTCATGCTGTTTGCTCTCCGGTTTTAACGTTGATGATTGTCACCTGTTCAGCTTCGGCAATCTCCCGTTCTGTCAGCGTGGCAAAGTTTGCCGCTGCCGTTGTCATGAATGCGCTTATCAGTTCGGGATGTACTTTCGCGTATCCTTCCCCGGCGTTGCGGTCGATAATTTTTATCGCCCCCCTCAGCCTGTGTTCTGTCAAATCAAGGGCGTGAGATTGTGTTTTTTGTGTGTTTCGTTGTCACAGCCTTTACCTCACAGCAATAAAATAAAATTTTTGCATTTTAACCCTTCACCTGTTCACCTTTTTCAGTTTCTCCTTTTAATTCATTGTGTTAAGGGGTGAACAGTTTCACAAAAACTATTCACCAACTGTTCACCACTGTTCACCCTTAAAGCTCAACAAATAATCAAAAAGGTGAACAGTGAATAGTTTGATGAACAGTTCATGAATAACTGTTCACCCTATAACCAACTGATATAGAACACATTTATTACAGGGTGAACAGTGATGAACAGTTATTCCATAAGTTTAATTTTTGCCATCGTCATTTGTGACCGATGCACATGAGGGCATCCAGTCTTCTGAATCCTCTGTCAGTATCACGTTTGAACGCAAGCCATGCTTCGTTTTCCGTTTCATATACTCCCTGCCGTATTCCGCCATTGCCCCTGGCATATCCTTACCGAAGCGTGTCAGTGTTACGGGCTTACCGAATCCGTGTGCCCTCATATACGCCAGATAGGCGTGATAGAGATACCTGCGCGGGCTGAACGGAATAATTTCAGCATTACCCACTAACAGGCCATCGCACATTACCGACGACATGAGATAGCCGCAGAAGTCCACCAGCGAATCGCCCTCGCGTTTTATCACCAGGGCTTCTTCTGATTTCTGCTGCTCATATAGCAGGCGTTTAGCTTCGTCCTGGTCAGAAAAGCGTGTAAGCAGGTGGCGAATCACTACCGCCAGCTCTCCTTCTATTTTTTCAGCCAGCATAGGGTCACGTTCGTTCTCCGGTACAACTTCCGAAAAATTGAATATTACCCGACGACGTGATATCCCACCGCTGCGGTCACTGAATGACATGGCGTTATTGTTCACCGCCAGCACGACCGCCTGAATGCGTGTTGAGTAGGGGGCTTTATGTTTCGGGTCGATTGCCACCTTATCACCGCCTGTAATGGCCTTAATCCCTGCACCATCACCAGCGTAACGGGTCATATCCGGCATGATAATCAGCGAAAAGCCAACCACTAACGCA